TGTCACCATCTCTATCAACAAAACTTGGTAAATCATTTATACCATCAGAGATAAATCCAAAAGGTGCCATATCCTGTTCAATTTGATTTTTTTGTTCCTCATAAATTCTTTTACGAACATCATTGTCTGTCATCTCTTTAAAATATGGTTGAGCAACTAACCAAGAAAAAATAACAAGACACATTGCTAAATCATCATTACATCCTTCCTCTGCCTCAAAAGAATTATGACGCTGTGCAAAAGTTGTAAGTTCTGAAATGATATCATAATCAACGGTCAGTAACTTATCATCCTCCATTAAGGTTTTTAAATTAGAGCATCCTAATTTTTTAACTGCTGAAGTTGTTCTTACACCCAATTGAGATTTTTTACCACTAAAACCTGATCCAACAATTTGTCCAGCACGACCACGCATCGCACACATTAGAACATTATCATACTCCAAATCGAAGTGAAGAATATTTGCCACTTGATCTCCAATATCATTAACCTCAACTAATAACCAAGAATCATTATATCCTTTTGCAACTTCATATATTACACTTGGAAATAACATTGGTTTGATTTCATTGTTTCGATACTTTGCCACTACTTTGTATGGAAAAGTGGTAATGTCAAAAACAACAAATGCAGAATAATCGTTACCGAGACCACGAGAAACATCAACAGTTATGAGATAATTATTTTCTTCCTTTGGATTTTCGTAAATATCTAATCCTGCATTTCTCTTAATGGGATCTTCATAAACAAGATTTTTAAGTTTTGTTGGATTGATTAAAGTATTGATCGAACCTAAAAATTCACATTCAAACTCAACTTTGAATTGTTGTTCGGAAGTATTAGCAATTGTTTGCTCTTTCCATTTTTGATCTCTTCCTGGAACTTCTGACCAGTGAACTTCAGTGGGAACATATTCATTTTTACTACGTTCAGAATCATGCCACATACGGTAGAAATGATTCATACCACGTGGTGTAGATACAATAATTACCTTCGTGCTTTGTCCAGAAGAAATAGTAGGATAAACAGAGGCAAAGAAGTCATCAGCAATGTGATTCGGGATGAAAGCGAACTCGTCAAGAAAGATGACATTATAGGATCCGCCTCTGACAGCAGATGATGAAGTAGAGTTAGATGAAATTTTGGAGCCATTTTCTAATTCCAGAGATCCTTTGTTCCAAGATATAATACCTTGTTGCATCCATTTAGGTAAGTTTTCATAAGCAAGTTGCAATCTTTGAAGAAGATCTCTTGCGGTAGATGCTTTGTTTGCTAGAATAGCTATATTAACATTATCATTAAAAACTGCATAATGTAACAAATATGATACAACAGTTGTAGATTTGCCGGTTTGACGCGGCATCTTACAAATGTTAAATCGATTCTTATGGAAATTATCAATCAGTTTTTCTTGAAACGGATATAACTCAAATGGAACTAAACCATGATCAAGAGAGACAATCTTGATATAATTTCTGGAAAAATAAACTGGATCTTCTTTACATTTTAAAAATTCAATAATTTGATCTTTTGTAAATTCTATCCGAGTATTTGCCTTTTTAAGCAGCGGATTGCCAAGGTATACATTATCAGTCATAAAAAAATTTAATTACAATTCCAACGACGTAGAGCTTTATTAATTCTTGAATCTGGGTCTCTTGCAGTTTTTGCAGAGGTTAGTTTTGCTTTCATACCTTTCATACGACGGCAAAAAGACTTGCGACGATCAGCCCTTTTGCCAGTAGGCTTTTTTTCGGTTACTGCGGTTTGAAGTTTAGAACCTGGATTTTCACGGCGATAAGCATCTACTGTTGATTGACTTAATCCATCAACTCCATCTTTACGATTTTTTTCTTGCCAATCTTCTAGTAATTCTGAAATCTGTAATTCAGATCTCCAATTAGAGAATCCTTCTTTCTTTACACAGTTTGGATATCTTTTTCCAAACATTGTCTTCATTCCTTTTTTCTTATATCCAGGCCAGCACTTTTCATCAAGAACTTCACCTTCTGGTTCGTAAGACTGTTCCAACCTCTCCTTTTGCCTTTGCAAAATACCAACGATACCTGGTTGAGGTTTTCCCTGTTCTCCAGCTTCCTTTTGTTTCAACAATTTATTGATAATTGCAGCACCACCAGCAGTAATACCAAGTGCAGCACCAACTGCTAATGGATTTTCAGATAGTTGTTCGCCTTTAGATCCGCTTGGTTTCAGTGGTTCTGGTTCAATAATATTTACTGTTTCAATATCAGTTGGAAAGAAATCATCTCTCCAATTAGAAAGCACATATGCCTCACTCTTGTTACCCCAGTTAGCAGCACCTACCTTACGGCATTTCACTAGTGCTCCAGAGGCATATGCAGAGGGCCAGACGCTATATCTTGACTTGACCTTATGATAGCAGGCATCCTTTGTGCCACTACCTTTACCCTTTCTGTCTGATTCTTCGTTCATTTCTCCACTGTCAACGTAATCTGCTGCTGTATCTATGTAGTCAGCGGCTTTCGTGATTTTTGATTGCACCCATGCTTCTACGTTTCCTTCACCCTTTGCCATTTTTTTTCTCAGTCTCTTGGCAGCACCAATTATTGTAGATAGTTCTGAACGAGCCATAGAATACTCGTGATCTCTTGTCTTTGACACTGTTGGGCACTCCTCATTTCCGTGACATGGGCAGTATGTGCCCTTTTTAGTGTGATTGCAAAGTTTTTTCTCAATTAGTCCTACTAAATCAGTTTCTTCTTTACGTGTTTTTCTCTTCCGTCTTTTTTTCTTTGGTGAATCAGTTGAGACATAAGTTGGTCTTGCAGCACCAGTTTTTGCCTGTTGTCCAGGATCTGCTGCCTTCTTTCTTCTTGCGGCAGATAGTCTTTCTGCCTTTGTCATACTTGCTCTTTTTGCAGAAGAGACACACTTTGGAGTTCCTTCTCCTGGTTCATCACTTGCACACGTGCCACCAGTTACGACATTAACCCAACCACCTTTACCATCCTTTGATTTGGACTTACCAAACCAATCACGGAGACCTTCTTCAGATATACTAGAACCATTTCCATTTCCATTAGAACCATTGCTTTCAGAATCATCTTCCTTCTCAAGCATACCATCACGACCTATCATATATCCAATAGGAATTGGTTTACACTTTTTGTCTGTATAGCAATAATAGTTTCCTGGTTTACACCTATTCCTCTTTTTTTCCTCGTTCATTTCTTCTGTTTTCTTTTTCATTGAGTTAATAAATTTTCTAAAAATAGCAGCTTCAGAAGTCTTTCCCATCACTCTTGCTCTTTGTTCCATCGCAATTGCTGCTTGAATTTTATGAGCATGAGATCTTCCAGAGTTTCTTATTTTTGAAACACTTTGTTTTGCAGTTGCAACATCCTTAAATCCCAATCCGTGAATTGTTCCTTTTGGATCTTCATCCGTATAGAGATCAGAGTGTTTATCAGACTTATCTGGTTGTCCTGGTTTTTTTGGAATGCGAGGATCGTTCATTTCACTGAAAGGTGACTTTGATTTTGTTTCTTCACCCTTTGCTCTTTTTTTACGAGCAGCACAATGAGCTTTCTGAGAAAATCCACTAGGATTATCACAATTTATTGATCTTTTATATTTGTTAGACCAACTCATTGAAAAAAGATATTACTCTTTACTATTTAGAAATCCTTGTTTAAGTAGTTTTGATAATTCGGAAGTCGACCCTACAAATAATGCATTATTAGTCACTGTGTTTGGTATCTTACCTGAGTCTTCTTCAACATCTTTGAGTTTTTTCTGCAAATCTATTAATTTATCTGTTACGTCACCAACGCTTTTTATTAATTGACCGGCAACTTCATATGCTCTTGGACTGCCACCCTCACCAGCAACTTCCATTATTCCATTAATTGCCTCTTGTCCTTTTTCGATTAGGGAATAAAGATTCGCTCTTGTATATTCATAATCTTTTTTAATGTCTCCGTTATCGGAAGACGTAACTTTTTCAAGTTGCCCTCCCTTTTCAACATTTACAATTTCACTCTTTACATTAAGAGCCTCATCTAAACCATCAT